TTACTTGTCAAAAATGGCTATTGCATCGTGTTTTTTCTGAGTATATAAATGGCTGTAAGTGCCCATCGTTTCAGTGATTTGAGCATGTCTCATAAGTGACTGTAAAACGAAAATATCTACACCATTATTTGCAAGATAAGATGCATAAGAATGTCTTAACGCGTGAATGTTATAATGGGGGAAAGCTTTTTGGAATTTCTTTTGAACATGACTGTAATGTTTGGGAGCCATTCCTCCGAAAATAAAATAACTACGTTCATCAAAATATTTGTTTAACTCTTTTTCACGTTGGTGTCGTTCAGTTAACATTGTATTGATGAATTTAGGTAAAGGAACAATATCCTCTGAACTATCTGTTTTTGGTCTCGGATATATAGTTCTATTAGAGATGTCCATTGTTTTATTTATGGATATCTCTTTTTTATATTTATTGTAGTCTGTCCAAACAAGCGCCATAGCTTCGCCAATCCTTAAACCTGTATAAAACATTAATGTAAATAACTCTCTGTAATCTTGATCTTCAATGTCTTTGATTCTTTCTTCAAATTCTTCACGCATCATAAACTTAGGTTTTGGCTTTACACGCGGAATAGGTTTAATTGATATTGTTGGATCTGTACGTAATCCAAAGTATTTTTTAGCATAATTAATTACAACTTTAAAACCTGACCAAATTGTACGAGCAGAATTTGTTGATGCTACATTCTCTATTAGATATTTACGAAACTCTTGGCATTGATTTTGTGTTATCTTATTCATTTTTATGTGCCCGAACTTAGCTTTAAAGTGTTTATGATATTCATTTTGTTTGCGTCGTTTTGTTTTAGGTCTCAAATCGCTATTTTCTAAGTAGTGATGAAAAACATAATCAAATGTTTTCGAATCACTATATCCTTCGTTTACGTCATTCAAAAAAATAGCCTCTGCTCTCTTAGCTTCACGCTTAGTTGAAAAACCGCGTTGCATCTTACGTTTGTTATTACCGTATACATCTTTATATCTAATGGAAAAATACCATTTACCTGTATTATCATCCTTATATACTGGCATTTTGCTTCTCCCTCCTCAAAATTGGCAAAAAATAATAAGGGTAGGCGGGCTACCCGAAATTTTATTGTTGAATCACTTCGCTATTTTGACGTTTGAAATTGTCAAAATCATTTTGTGCTTTCTTCCATGAATTATAGTCTTGTCCGTCTTGTACTGCCCATGAACCACCTATACCGGCAGTATGGCCACCATTCTGACGTTTGTTTTCTTCTGTTGCTCTTTTAGCTTCTTGATAAGCGTTATAAGATGTGTCACTTGAAAACTCATCTTTCACTGGTGCATTGTTGTTTTTATTAGAAGTGGGATTATTTTGTGTTTGATTTTGTTTAGGTGCGTTATTAGTTTGTTGATGATCATTAACATTTGTGTTGTTATCGTTGTTTACTTGATTATTGTTATCGTTTTGATTAGCATTTTCTTTTTTCACTTCTGCTTTGTCTTTAGTTTCTTTCTTTTTGTCTTTGTTCTCTTTCTTTGTTTCCGCTTTCTTGCTTTCCTCTTTCTTATCGCCGTCGTTGCTACCACATGCACCTAATACTAACGCGCTAGCTAAAATTAAATATAATAATCTTTTCATGTTTTACACTCCTTTATTTGCTATTTGTTTTAATAAATCTATGACTTCGTTGTTTTGCTCGATAATTCTATTATTTTGCTTTATTAGTTCGTCTCGTTGAGCAATAGAGACAAAGTTTTGTTTTAATTGCGTATCGTAGAATACGAATTTAGCTTGTTTATCTACGTTTGTTGTGAATGTACCTAAACCGTTGTAGACTTTCAATAGTGTAGGGTTAATATTTTGCTTTTGATATGCGTAAGTCGTAACGTCGGTAGCTTCTTTAATACCTTGTCCGTTTAAACTTTTAGCTGATTTTGATTCGTATTCTTCGTTAGTGTTTTTAAAATTTTCAGATTTATAAAGTTGGATATCAAGTTCTTTTCCTTCTTTAAAATCATTTAATATCTTTCTTTTTTCATCTGTTGTCATTTTTTTATACATGTCTATCTTTCTATTGCTTAACTTACTAAACATTTTTGTTTCTGTTAGAATTTCTTTAAAAGTTAATTTATCTCCTGCCATTTTCAATTTCTCCTTCATTTGGTTTATATTAAAGCGCCACATAGACGCTATTAATCAAAAATTCGATAGTTATAAATAACTTTGCCTATCACTTCGATTTCATCAATAGAATCTAAATCGTAAGAATTAGTTTTAAATTCATCTGAATAGCTTACTGGGTCTAAATGTAGTTTTGTTTCAGTACGTCTCACACGTTTAACTGTATATTCACCACCTAGACGCAATACAAGGATGTCGTTGCTGCTAAGTTTATGATCACAAGACTTTCTATAATCATGGACAATTATATAAGAACCGTTAGCGAGTATTTTATTCATGCTATCTCCGTTTATTTTTAGTGCTATACATTCGCTAGGTTTACGACCGTTAAAAGCAAATGGTGGAACTTTTAATTTTTCATTATCAATTGCAACTTCTTCGAAATTTCCAGCAGAAACTTTACCGAAATATGGAACCTCGATTTCGCTATCAAATTCGGGTAAAACAATTTCTTCAATTTCTCCTAAGAGATAACCTTTAGAAACGTTGAACAAACTTGAAATTTTTTCGACCATACCCATTCTAGGTTCAGTTCTTCCGCTTTCCCACATTCTTATAGTACCTTCGGAAACATCTAATTTTCTAGCCATCTCAACTTTAGACAATCTATTGTTCAATCTGATTTCTTTTATGGAATTTTTGAAAGCCATTTTGTTTTCCTTCCTTATATATAATGTTTTTTACACTTTTATTATACTATGAAAAATCGTAATTGCAACCCTTAAAATACGATTTAACAAAATAAAAATACGTAATTTTGAAAAATAATTACGAAAAATACTTGCAATCGTATTTTAATTACGATATACTTTAGTCAGAACTTAACAAGGAGGTAAAAAAATGAACTACATCAAACATAGTTTGAAATTAGATGAATGGCGAAAACGAAAAGGTTACACCCAGTCATCTTTCGCAGAAAAACTTGGCATTTCACCGTCTACTTATAACATTTGGGAAAACAACCCAGAAATGATTAAACCTAGAGATGCTTTTAGAATTGCTAAGACATTAGATATCTCTATTGATGAGATTATTTTTTTAAAAGATGAATCGTATTTTAAATACGTTTTAGTAGAAGAAAAACAAACAATTTAATAGGAGGCATTAACCATGCAACAAGAAAGAGACCGCTTATTAAAATTAACAAGACTTCAACTCAAATACTCGAATCTAGCGGGGCAAATTGAAGCTTATGACAAAACACTTAAAGAAATAAGATACACTCGAGATCTTTACAACAAATATCTAAGCATGAACAACTATGACGCATTTGCTGGTTTGGAAATGGTTGAAGATGAAATCACTGAGAAGCTTCGAAGTGTCATAAAAGAATTACAAAAAATAGAAAAAGAAATGAACAAGCTCAACGGAGTTGAAAGTGATAACAAAGTTACTGATTTAACAGAGTGGCGGAAAGTGAATCAGTAACGTTCACTTTAATATAACCACGCTTATCAACATCCACATTGAGCAGATGTGAGCGAGAGCTGGCGATGATATGAGCCGCGCTTAAATACATTCGATAGTCATTGCGATAACCGTCTGCTGAATGTGGGTGTTGAGGAAAAAGGAGGATACTCAAATGCAAGCATTACAAACATTTAATTTTAAAGAGCTACCAGTAAGAACAGTAGAAATTGAAAACGAACCTTATTTTGTAGGAAAAGATATTGCTGAGATTTTAGGATATGCAAGATCAGACAATGCCATTAGAAATCATGTTGATAGCGAGGACAAGCTGACGCACCAATTTAGTGCATCAGGTCAAAACAGAAATATGATCATTATCAACGAATCAGGATTATACAGTCTAATCTTCGATGCTTCTAAACAAAGCAAAAACGAAAAAATTAGAGAAACCGCTAGAAAATTCAAACGCTGGGTAACATCAGATGTCCTACCAGCTATTCGCAAACACGGTATATACGCAACAGACAATGTAATTGAACAAACATTAAAAGATCCAGACTACATCATTACAGTGTTGACTGAGTATAAGAAAGAAAAAGAGCAAAACTTACTTTTACAACAAGAAATCGGAGAGCTAAAACCCAAAGCAGATTATGTTGATGAAATCTTAAAATCAACTGGCACATTAGCTACAACTCAAATCGCGGCAGACTACGGTATATCAGCACAAAAGTTAAACAAACTACTACACGAAGCTAGACTACAACGAAAAGTAAATAAACAGTGGGTGCTTTACTCAGAACACATGGGCAAGAGTTACACAGATTCAGACACTATAACAATTGTGCGTTCTGATGGCAGAGAAGACACAGTTTTACAAACTAGATGGACACAAAAAGGCAGATTGAAAATACATGAAATCATGACTGAATTCGGTTATGAAGCTAATTTAGGGGGAGCGTAAATGACACCAGAACAAAAAGAAAAGCTAAACAATATAGTATTAACACTTTATGCAGTTAAAGAAAACAAAAGTCAAACATACACACACAAAGATACTCTTACTGTGACATATGCAGGCGAGATTGAGCACACTTACGAAGTCGACAGAGAGAAACACCTTGAATCAATGATTGAGTGGGCAATTGACCAAATCGAACAGCACTTTGATTTAGACGAAGAAGAATAACACACAATTGAACAAACAACTTAATAGGAGGAATTACAAATGAACGCACTATACAAAACAACCCTCCTCATCACAATGGCAGTTGTGACTTGGAAGGTTTGGAAGATTGAACGAAATACGAGAAAGCCTGTAATCAATCGAAATGATTTTAGTAAAGAGTCTACAGCAGAAACGATTGAGCGACACAGTGATCCTGATTCAGGAATAAAACTACTTAAGGCATTTTCCGACTTCACTAAACAAGCTGAAAAGCAAAAACCTACACTAGGAGAAGTTTATAGACGGAACAAACCTGAATTACCAACCGTTACTTTAGACGAAAACGGACTGTTTATAAATGATTTTAGGGTGCCTTATGTACTTGAGGAAGGGGTTAACGTAAAGAAATCTATGAACAACCTATATAAGGTCAGTTTGGACTTTTTCGCTAAAAGTATTATTGCAGATAATTACGAAGCAGATAACCCAGAGAATCAACAGTTATTTTAAAGGAGGAATAGATATGATAAAAAATAGTTTGCAAGCTAAAGAACTTGCGGTAATTTTATCTGTTTCTAAATCCAAAGCGGGACAAATAATAAGAGAACTGAATAAAGAACTTGAAGACGAAGGGTACATTGCGATACGAGGCAGAATACCCGTCCAATTAGCTAGGAAAAAATTCCCTTATCACGGCTTGTCAGACGAGAGAATAATGGAGGCGTTGAAAAAAGAAAATGAGTAAAACTTATAAAAGCTACCTATTAGCAGTATTGTGCTTCACAGTCTTAGCGATTGTACTTATGCCGTTTCTATACTTCACTACAGCATGGTCAATTGCGGGATTCGCAAGTATCGCAACATTCATATTCTATAAGGAATACTTTTATGGGGTGGATGATTAAATGACTTGGTTTGAAGAATACGTTAAACCTAGTGTGGAATAGGAAAGAAAGGCAGAACAAGCTGTTTTAAGTGATGATGAAGTTAAAACGATCACTGAATATAGAAAGAAGTACAACAACCCGCATATTTACATGTCGGCTCAGAACAGAAATTATCTTGTTGAATATTTAGATAGACATACTGGAGACATAGTATTACACAATTCAAAACTTAAGAAATCATCCAGAAGAAGAGTGCATCAATATTTAATGGTCGGCCAAATAGTAGTGCCGGGCGAACCAAAAGGCACAATTTATGAAGCATCTCTGATAATAAGATAAAAAAACTGCTACTTGCGCCAACAAGTAACAGAGACAAACGATTAGCAAAATTAATTCACGTTCAATATAAAACGAAAAACGGAGGAAGTCAAGATGTATTACGAAATAGGCGATGTATGTCAGAAGGTAATTAATGTAGACGGATTTGATTTTAAATTAGCAGTTAAGAAGAAGGACCACAGCATTCTGGTGAATATCTTAGATTTAGAAGATAAGTTTATCGACGGCATAAACATAACTAATGAGAACGATCTATACACAGCATTAGACATATTAAATCAATCTATTTACGAATGGATTGAAGAAAACGCAGATGATTATGACAGACTAATTAACTTAGTCATGAAATGGTAGGTATAAGCATGAGAGATACAGAAAGAAATATATTGAATATTTTTAAGACGTTATTCGACGAATATACTTTGTCAAACCAACGAGCATTATTGGAAATTGAACGTAATCATCACGGATACTTATCGATTAATTTCTTGCACTATCACGACAGTTACAAAACAAACAATAAGCTTGTGCAGATACATGAAATCAATCCAGACAGCCATGAACGAATAAAAAATTTAATTATCGAGGTGCTAAGAGGTCATCGGAAGATTAAAAAAGGAGCATGAGGAAAGATATGAAAATAAATAAGTTAACTATATCGAACTTTGCTGGAATCAAAGAAGAAAAATTTAACTTTGACGGTAAAGATGCAAAAATATACGGCAATAATGCGACTGGCAAGACTACAACAGCAACCGCATTACAATGGCTGCTTTTCGATAAGGGTTTAGACGGTTCAACCAAATCATTTAACCCTGTATCTTTAAACGAAAAAAACGAAGAAAATTATGAGTTAATTCCGACTGTTTTCGCAGAATTTGAAATCGACGGAAAAATTACGACTTTTAAAAAAGAGTCACATCCTAAATACACAATAAATCAAAAAACGAATCGCAAGGAATACTCACGAAGTCGAACGAAGAAACAATATATCAATGATGAATCAATAAAAGTAAAGGATTATAAAGCTCGTATTGATGAACTGATTGATGAAGATGTATTCAAGTTAATTACGAACCCTCAAGCATTTAACTTACTAAATTGGAAGAAGCGAAGAAGTTTGTTGTTTGAAATTGCTAAACCAATCAATGATGAGGATGTCATTAAAACAAATGATGATTTTAAAGAATTAAATAATATTCTTGGTGATCATGAAATTGAAACAAAGAAAAAAATTCTTACTGACAAGATAAAACAGATTAACAAAGACATCAAAGATATTCCGATACGTATTAATCAAACACAACAAAATAAGCAGGATGTACCAGAATTCGATAATGATAGATACGCAATTATCAAACAAGAAATTGAGCAACTTGAAAATGAGCGTATAGATATTCAAAACGGTAAGGAAGAAATTAATTTGCGTAATCAATTAGCTGATAAACAATCAGAATTGAAACGCATAGAAGACAATAACAGCGCAAGTAATGAGAACAAAATCCATGCTTTAACAAATGAATTACACGTTGAAAATGGAACGGTAGCAAACCTTAAAACGAGATTAAAGCAAAACAAACAACAAATTACACATGAAGAAAATCGACGTAATCAATTATTAGAAAATCATAAAGGATTAAAAAGTGATTTAGAAAAAGCTAAAAATCAAAAATTTGAATATCTTGATGACAATGTATGTAGTTGTTGTGGTCAACAGTTACCAGCTGAACAAGTGAGTGAGGTAAGAGAAAAAGCATTGCAGAAATTCAATGCAAACAAATCGAAAGAATTAGAAACAATACAAACATCTATCAATCACATTATTTCAGAGGGCAAGAAAATAAAGCCAATTATCGAGAAATTAGAGGATGACAATAATAATCTTCAAATTAAAATCAACGAAGCAGAAGAGCGTTCAGCAAGAATACAAAACAAAATTAATAAGTTGAAAACGACTCATGTTGACGTTACACAAACTGACGAATACAAAGCAGTAATGTTAGAGATAAATGAGATTAATCAAAAACGCTCAAACATCAGGAAAACCATTCAAGATAAAGTTTCAGGAATAGATGACAAAATAAGCGAACTTACTCAAGAAAAATCAGAAATTGAAGTGTCAAGATCAATCGAAAAATCAAATAAACATCTAGATGATGTTATTTCTGAATTAAGAAATGAAGAAGACAGATTATTGGATGAAAAAGAAAAGTATTCACATGACCTTTATATCTTAAAAGAATTTACAACAACAAAAGTCAAAATGCTTACTGAAAATATCAATAACGAATTTGATATTGCTGAATTTAAGTTATTCAATACCTTAGTTAACGGCGAATTAGAAGAAACATGTTCCACAACGGTTAACGGCGTCGAATACGACAGCGGTTTAAATAACGCCTCAAGAATTAATGTTGGCTTAGATATCATCAATACACTGTCAAAACATTTTAAAGTTACAGCACCAATATTTATTGATAATGCTGAATCAGTAACAGAGCTTATCAAAACAGAATCACAACAAATTCAATTGATAGTAAATGAACAAGATGAAAAATTAAGAATGGAGACTATATAAAATGACTGAAAATAATAAATTACAAACTATTGAACAACAATTAGTACAAGAAAAGAACGTATCTGACAACGTATTAAACAAAGTGAGAGTTTTAGAGTCACAAGGCAATTTGGAATTGCCAAATGATTATTCACCAAGTAATGCCATGAAACAAGCATGGTTACAAATTAGCCAAGATAACAAATTAATGAGTTGTAACGATACAAGCAAAGCAAATGCCTTATTAGACATGGTAACGCAAGGTTTAAATCCAGCTAAAAAT